TTGCATTATGTGTGTACATTATGTGTATGGTACTAAATTATAAAAAAAAAGGGAAAGGCTTTCCGATTTTTACGGTCTAACTTTCCCAATTTAACCTTTTATGTGTTTATCTTAAAAAGGTGGTTCAATTTCTTCTTTTTTTAATTGCTCTGTTTTCTTCTCCGCTAATATGATGTTCCCATCTGTCCAAATTACTCTGCCATTTCCGATGTATTCTCGTTTCTTTTTAACATCTCGTTCTTCTTGAGTTTGCTGATCAAAACATGATACATTTTGAGAATATTGATTGGTCTTATCATCTACCGAGACCATGAAATAATATCGTTGGTCTCCTTTTTCGGTTTTTTGAAATTTTTCCTTTGGTAGTTTATTTATGTCTAGATATGCTGCTATTAATGTGCTCATTTTTCTGCGTTTAAATTGATTAATTTAATTAATTGTTGTTCCATGACATTGTT